GGTACAATTTAACAAAGTCGTAAAACACCTCGACCCTAGATGCGACACCTCGCACATGCGACACCTCGCACCGGATGGCGATCGACACCTTTTCGCTATCCATGAACATCCAAAAAAATAGGAGATAATATGTCAAATGCATTTCTTGGCTCATTACGCGAAAAGCGCGAGAGCAAGACATCGATGATCGAGTCAATCGTGGAACGCGCCGCCGAAGAAGTACGCGATCTCACCGAAGTCGAACTTGTCAATGTCGAAGCATTAAGTACCGAAGTCAAAAAGTTAGATGAAAGAATTGAACAGATTTCAGACATTGAGCTTCGCAATTCCAAAGCCGCAGATCTTGCCGCAAAGGTTGATGCGAACGCACCAAAGGCAGAAAAAAGATCAGCTTCTCCGGCTTATGTAGTCAGCGAAGAATTGACCTACTCAGAGCGCACCGCCACCAATTTTTTGAGCGATGCACTTAAGGCTCAATTTGGTGGAGACATGGATGCACGCGATCGCATTCAACGCCATCAGACCGAAATGGCCGTGGAATTGCGTGCCGCTTCGACAGCTTCTTTTGATGGCCTTGTGGTACCGCAATACCTTGTGGATCTATACGCGCCACTTGCTCGCGCTGGTCGGCCTTTTGCCGATGCGGCACGCAAGCACATCATGCCTTCCCAAGGGATGTCAGTCGTCATAAGCCGACTTACGACCGGAACAGAAGTCGCATATCAAACTTCACAAAACACCGCCGCCGTGTCAGCCGATCCGGATGATACGACTCTCACCGTGAACATCAACACAATTGCCGGCCAAAACTCGGTGTCAAAGCAAGCTTTGATGCGCGGCTACAATATTGAAAATATTGTCGTTGGTGATTTGCTTCGCGCTTACAATACAAAGCTCGACAATTCACTTCTTAATGGCACCGGCGCAAATGGCCAACCATTAGGACTTGCGGGTATGACCACCGGTATTTTGATCACTTACACCGCGACCACGGGAACCGTGGCGGGTGTTTTCCCAAAGATTGCCGATGCACTTCAACAGGTTCAATCGACCATCTTTGCTTCACCAAATGCGATCATCATGCACCCGCGCCGTCTTGGATTCTTCTTGGCCGGCCTTGATGGAAGCAATCGCCCGTTGGTAGTACCAACCGCCAACAATCCACAAAATGCCATGGGCGTGGGTACGGGCTTGCCGGCATACGGTAACTCCGGATATTCACTTCTTGGCTTGCCAATTATCACCGATGCGAATGTGGCCACAAATCTCGGAGCAAGCACAAACCAAGATGCGATCTATGTGGTTGATTTGAATGAGTGCCACCTTTGGGAAGATGGCGCACAAATGGTCAAGTTCGAAGAGCCGGCCGGCAAGGTTGCCGTCAATATGGTGCTCTTTGGATATTCCGCATTCACTTCACTTCGCTACCCGGGAGCAATTGCCGCAATCAATGGCACCGGATTGGCGACACCGAGCTTCTAGCTCATAGATTGATGAGAGTCCGCGACCCTTCCGCGTGGGCTCTCATCGCCAAAACCCATGATCAATCTTTTCGAATAGCGAGGCGCACGATGGAGTCAATTGTGACAAGGAGCATCACAAGCGGCAAATCATGCTTTGACCTTAAAACAAATCAAAGGCGATTGGATCCCCTTTTAACTTTGATCCACGAAAGGATTGATCATGGCCATAATTAACGGATACGCAACACTCGCACAAGCAAAAGCATTCTTATCAATCACCGACAATATTGATGACACACTTCTTGAATCATTTGTTGAAGCCGCTTCACGATCAATTGATCGAATTGCAAATCGCCGCTTTTACGCGGACACAAGTGCAAGCGCAAGGGAATACCGAGTCTCATCTCCAATATTTCTTTTCACCGATGACATCTCAAGCACGACCGGATTGATTGTGAAAACCGATGAAGATGGCGATGGCACCTTTGAGACCACGCTTGTCTTGAACACCGATTATGTAATGGATCCATTGACCGCGCCATCATTGAGCCGGCCATTTACACAAGTGACCGTAGTATCAAACACCAACACTTTTCCAATTTTTCCCGGCCTATTTTCCAACGGATTGAGACCGGGCGTGCAAGTCACCGCAAAATGGGGATGGCCGGCCGTACCCGATGACATTGAGACCGCGTGCCTTATCCTTACCGGCGATCTATACAAGCGCAAAGATTCTCCGGGCGGCGTGCTAGGTCTTGGAGATTTAGGTGCAATCAGAATGACACCGCTTGGCCGCGATATCACCGCAATGGTCAGAGCTTACAAGAGGGAGACTCTCGCGTGAGCATGGTGCCTTCGAATGTGCGCACGGGTCTCAAGACAAATTTGACCACAATCACCGGGCTTCGATGCTTTGATATCGTGCCGGACACCGTGCCATTACCGGCGGCCGTAGTAGGTCAATTAGATTTTTCATTTGATACATCAATGGCGCGTGGATTAGACACCGCCGAATGCGAGATCTTGCTCATCGTTGGCCGTATGAGCGAGCGAGCCGGTCAAAACAAGCTCGATGGATATTTGGCCGGTACGGGTTCTTCTTCGATAAAAGCCGCGATCGAAGCAGATAAAACACTAGGCGGAGCATGTAGTACCTTGCGAGTCACGACCGCGACCGCAGGAACGATAACAAATGCCGGAGCCGATATGCTTGCATATCGTTATCGGGTTGAAATTATCGGATAACCGAAAGGAAAAAATATGGCTATATTCATGGGAAATTTGGTCGCTGTCATCGCTGGCACTACCACGATTTCTTCTTTTGTTTCATCGGTAACACTCTCTCGAGAAGTTGATGCCGTTGAAATTACAAGCATGACAAACACATCAAGAAATTACATTGGCGGACTTGAAGCGAGCACGGTCTCACTTGAGCTCTTCAATGACTTTGCCGCCGCAAGTGTGAACTCACTTTTCGAAGATGCACTTGGCACAAAGCTTGCAATCAAATTGATCCCGGTAACTGGCACGGTGAGCGCGACAAATCCATCATATTCAATGTCATGCTTCATCGGATCTTGGCAACCGATTCAAGCTACGCCGGATTCACCAATGACGGCAAGTGTGACTTTTCCGGTGACCGCTTTAACAAAGGCAACATCTTAAAACATAAGAGAAGGAAGGATCTATATGTGGCAAGTTGAAGTGATCTATTTAGATGGAGCCGCAAAGAAATATGATATCTCGGCCGCATCAAAAGCGGCCTTTGAGTCAAATTTTCAATGCGGATTTGTCCGAAGAATTGCCGATGAACAAAGAGAGAGTGATCTATATTGGATCGCTCACTACTTAGCAAAAGCAAAGAGCGACACCGCTCTTGAATTTGATAAGTGGCTTGAGATCATTGAGGATGTGAATTTCGATGCTAACTCAAAAAATGGATCGACCGTCACGGGGAACTCTACGAAATAGCAACCGTGGCGGTCTTGACCGGGATAGCACCGAATGCACTTCTTGACTGTGATCCGGCAATTTATTCATCAATCAAAAACATTTTGAGAGAGCGGATGCAGGTCAAGACGGCACCAAGATCAAGGAGAAGATGATGGCCGAGCGTGGGATCTATATCGAGGACTACAAAAAACTCCTTGCCGATCTTAAAAGCTTGAGCCCGGATCTTCAAAAAGATTTGCTCAAAAGTCTCAAGAAGGTAGTCAGACCTTTACAAAGTAAAGGGCGCGACTTTGTACCCGGATCTCCGGCTTTAAGTGGATGGCGCACCGTTGCACCGACCTACACAAGCCCGGGATGGGAAAATGACAAAGTGCACCGTGGCCGCACAAGTGATATTCGATGGGTGTGGGATTCCGCAAAGATGCGCAAAGGCATCAAGATCTCAACCGCCAAATCAAGTCAAGAGCGTGCACCCGGCGGCAATCTTTACAAGGTCAATGCACTAGCCTTGAAAAATACATCGGTGCCCGGAATCATTTATGAATTAGCCGAGCCGGATACACCGCGCAAAGGTGCGGCAATGAAATCACGAAATGCAAATGCACCCGATGACTTTAGATTAGGGATTGCAGGGAAAGGCCAACACGGTCACAAGCCGCGATTGATTTACAAAGTTGCAATGCTATACGGCAAGCAAGCACAAGATGACATTCAAGATGTGCTTGATAAGAAGCTCTATGCATTCGTCAAGAGGGGGTCTTAGATGGCACTCACGCGCGATGTGATCGTTCAATTTATTACAAAGTTAAATGACAAGGGCATAAAAAACGCGACCAAATCAACACAAAAATATGAGGGTGCGCTCGGTCGAGTCTCAAAAATAGGGATCGCCGCCTATGCCGCACTTTCGGCGGCGGCAATCAAATTCGGCGAGATGTCGGTCAAGAATGCATTGGCCGATGAGAAGGCGCAAAGAATTCTTGCGCTATCACTTAAAAATTCCGCCGGTGCTTCTCAAGGTGTAATTGATGCCGCCGATGCACAAATTGACAAGATTCAAAGATTGACGGGCGTATCCGATGATCAGCTTCGCCCGGCCTTATCTCGGATCGTGAGAAGTACCTCGGAAGTCAGCTCGGCTTTTGACATGCTCAATCTTGCGATTGAAATCTCAAAAGGAGTGCAAAAGGATTTGGGCGCGGTCTCGGTAGCCTTAAGCAAGGCGGTCGATGGCAATTTTACAGCTCTCACAAGATTAGGCGTAGGCATTGACAAAGATCTTCTTGCTACAAAAGACTTCAACAAAATCTTCGGTGAACTCCGGCGCAATTTTGCCGGCTTTGCCGCCGCAGAAGCGGACGAGGTAGAAGGAAAATTGGCACGGCTTAAGGTTGCCGCCGATGAAGCTAGTGAGATTCTTGGCGAATCTCTAATAAATGCCATTCTTGCAATTGGATCATCTGCCGGGTCAATTGAAGAAACTACCGAAAATTTCGACAAACTTGCGCGATCGATTGCCGATACCGTCACCGGCATTGGACAATTCATCAGCTTCTTCACAAATTTCGATGCCAAATTGGGAAGCTTTGGAAAGACCTTCGAAGAATATGTAAAGTCATCATCCATCTTGGGAGCAATATTGCGAGTGCTTCGAGAAGAAGGTGAGCAGACACGAATTGAATTAGAGCTCACGGCGAGCGCAATGAGACAAGTTACATCGGCACGCAATGCAGAAATGCAAGCGACACTCGATCAAAAGAAGGCATTGGCCGATTTTGTTAAGGGATTAAAGGCCGAAGAAGCAAAGCAAAAAGCCGCCGCAAAAGCCGCCGCCGATCGTGCCAAGCAAGAAAAAATTGCGGCTCTTGAAAAAGCCAAGAGTGATCGTGATTCTTTCCTTCGCCAACAATTAGCAAAGCAATTTGACACCGACAAAATTAGCCTTCAAGTGGCTTTGACAAGACAATTATCCGAAGAAGATAAGAAGCGAGTCAATGCCTTGATCGCATTGCAAGAAGATGATGTGACAAAGCAAATGAATGCGCTCGCCGAGATGAATGATCTCTATACAAAACACTACACCGAAAGAATTGCAAATATTGCCAAGGTTGCCGCCGCAAATAAAGCCGAAATCGATGCGCAACGCGAAGCAATTTTGAACCTACCAAAGTTTCCCATGGCCACGGGCAACGAAATCAACCGAACAAAAGGATTTTTGCAACCGGCAAATCCACAAGAGAGCATCGTCAGCCGTGGCGCAATGGATCAATTCCCGGGTCTTGATCTTGGTCTTGGTAATCTTGATTATCTTAAACCACGAACTACTCCGGATCCTTTTATTACCAAAGGATTACAAGATTTTTTTGCTCAAGATCTTGGTGGATCCGGAATGGCTCCGAGCTTGGCAGATATGAGCTCCGGGTATGAGGGGAGCGGCGTGCCAAATGTCACCGTAAATGTAGCCGGAAGTCTCTTGACCGAGGGCGATCTTGGATTCTATATCTCAAATTTAATTGGCAATCTTAACCGTCAAGGCAACACAGTCACACTTGCGAATTTAGGTCGATGATGGGCGCGGTCTTATCCGTAACAATAGATTTTTCAAATGGTGCCGTCTTTGATCCTGCCCTTGTGCTTGATGATCCTTCGACACCGCTCGGCACCGGAGTCTTTGGAGATCAAGCTAGTCAGACCATTGATGTCTCGGAATTTGTATTGCGAGCACAAGTGCGCCGAGCTTACAATCGCAATCAAGATTCTTTTGTCGGCGGTGGAGCAAATTTAAGATTGATCGATGAGACCGGATTATTCAATCCGGATAATCCTTCCGGGGCTCTCTTTGGCAAGATCTTGCCACTTCGAAAAATACGATTGAAGGGCACATACGCCGGCAACACATATTCAATCTTCTCCGGATACATTCAATCTTGGAACTATCAGTCACCAACCGGCTTTGATCCGGCCTTCATTGACATCGTGGCCGTGGATGGATTTCAATTGCTTAACTTGACCACACTTGGAACCTTTGCCACCGGCACCGCCGGACAGACCACGGCGCAAAGAATCTCAGCTTTACTCGATGCCGCCGATTGGCCGGGTGGCATGAGAGACATCTCGACCACCGCAACGACTACCGTGCAAGCCGATCCTCAGACTTCGGGGAGAAGTGCGCTCGCCGCAATCCAATTGATCGAACAAACCGAACTCGGCTCTTTCCTATTTGACGAGCTTGGATTTGCTAACTTCTTTTCAAGGGCAGATATCGCCGAGGCACAAGGCGGCACACCGACAATTTTCACCGATGCCGGCGGTGGCATATCTTATGAAAAAGTATCCTTTGATTTGTCCGACACCGGCCTTGTGAATTATGCATCGGTTACTCGATCCGGTGGATCCGAGCAAATTGCACTTGATCAAACCTCAATTGATAAGTATTACAATCATTCAAAAATTAGATCCGGCTTGCTTATGCAATCAAATACCGATGCATCAAATCAAGCCAAGATGATCGTGTCATCTCGCAAAGAGATCTCCGATCAATTAAGAATGCAATCTCTTGTGATTGATGCTTTTGATGATGATGATCCGGCACGAATTGAAGCCGCTTTAGAATTAGATATTTACTCACCAATCCAAGTTACTCAGACTTTGCCCGGTGGAGCCGTGACAAGCAATCTTGTGATTCAAGGCACCGTGCACACGATCACGCCGCAATCATGGTTCACCGAATTTTTGGTGGGTCAATCCTATGTGGCAAATGTATTCGTCATCGGATCCACGACTCAAGGAGTGCTTGGCACAAATGTATTCGCATATTGACAAAGACAAATGTATCCTTATGACAAGCGAAAGAAGGTAGAAGATGCCAACAAATTTTCCCGCCGTCACGGGGCAAGTGGTCACCGCAGATTTTGCGAATCAGCTTCTTGCCTTCTCGGTGACAACCGAGACCGGTAACTACACACTTGACAACGATGATTTGTATCAAGTCTTTATTCAATTGAGTGCGGCCGGCACAAAGACCGTCACAATCGCACCCGATAGCGCACTCACGGCGGCCGTAGTCGGTTCGACCGTGACCTTCTGCAACACCGGAGCGGGGGCTTTGACATTCGCGGCGGGAAGTGGGGTCACCTTGAGTTCGGCGGGAACCGTATCAGCCGCGCCCACTTTGGCTCAACACAAGGTCGCGCAATGCGTAAGAATTTCAGCTAACACATGGCGAATCTTTGGGGCAATAGGTTAATGATTGGCGCAATGTCAGCCGGTGCAACCTTTATGCCGGCTCCGGTCGTTACCTTAGATTATTTGGTGATTGCAGGGGCGGGTGGAGGCGGCTCAAACGGCGCAGGCGGCGGCGGTGCAGGTGGTTATTTAACTGATACCGGATTCACTTTTGCACTAGGCACAAATTACGCGGTTACAGTAGGAGGTGGCGGTGCGGGTGGAACATCAAATGGCAACGGCACAGTTGGAACTAACTCTACTTTTAGCAGCGTAACTTCTAACGGGGGCGGTTATGGTGGGGCTAGCGCACCTAATGGAACAGGTAATGTCGGCGGTAATGGTGGAAGCGGCGGCGGTGGAGGTTATGAAGGTACAGGCGGTGTAACTAGGGCAGGCGGTACAGCCACACCAAGCCCAGCACAGGGTAACAATGGCGGTTTTGGGCAGGCACATAGTGGCAGCCCATATTCATTTTTAGGTGGCGGCGGCGGGGGTGCAGGTGCAGTAGGCGCAGATGTAAGCGGATTGCAAGCAGGTGCAGGGGGCAACGGTTTAGCCTCATCTATAACTGGCACAAGCACGACTCGCGGCGGAGGTGGGGGCGGCGGTACCTACGCTGGCACACTTGGCGGCGGCGGCTCGGGCGGCGGCGGTGCAGGTGCCGGTGGTACGGGTAACACGCCGGGCAATAATGGTACCGATAATTTAGGCGGCGGCGGCGGCGGTGCAGGCGGCGGTGGAACTGCAATAGGAGGCAACGGTGGAAAAGGTGTAGTAATTCTTAGATACTTAACAGCCGCAGGCACTATCACAATAGGTGCAGGCTTGACAGGTTCAACGGCGACAGATGGCAGCCATAAAGTAACGACAATAACCAGCGGCAGCGGAAATGTGAGTTGGGCATAATGGCGCATTACGCATTTTTAGACACAAATAATATTGTTACAGAGGTAATTGGCGGCATAGATGAAACCGAACTCATAGAAGGGCTACACCCTGAAACTTGGTACGGTAATTTAAGAGGGCAAGTCTGCAAGCGCACTTCTTACAATGGCAACTATCGTTTTAATTATGCCGGAAAAGGCTACACATACGATGAAAGCCGGGATGCATTTATTTCACCAAAGACTTTTGATTCTTGGATCTTGAATGAAAACACTTGTCAATGGATGGCACCAAAGCCATACCCGGCCGATGATAAAGATTATCATTGGGATGAAAGCAAGCTTGAATGGATCGAGCATTGACACAAGCACAAGAAGACAATACGGCGGCGCGATTGATTGAAGTAGCAGAAGCCGAGATTGGCTACGCCGAGACCTTTGACAATTTGACAAAGTACGGCGAATCGATGAAAGCCAATGGCTTGCCATGGTGCGGATCATTTGTAAATTGGTGCGCAAAAAAAGCAAAGGTCAAGATCCCAAATACCGTCTCGACCGTGAACGGATCCAATGCATTCAAGAAGTTAGACAAATGGAGCACATCCGCTCCATCGCCCGGATGGATCGCTTATTGCGACTTCCCGGATGATTCGGTCAATCGAATTTCGCATGTCGGAATCGTAGTCAAGGATCTTGGCAAGGGATGGTGTGAGACTATTGAGGGTAATACTTCGGGCTCCGGATCTCAGCGAAACGGCGGCGAAGTAATGCGAAAGAAAAGGCAATACTCCAAAGGTGGTTCCATCGTGGGATTCGGAAGGCCGGATTTCAAGGAGCAAAGCGAATGACAAAACACACAATAAGCACAATTAAACAAATGGCCGGATCATGGGCAAGGGCTGCACTATCGGCATCGCTTGCGTATTACATGGCAACCGGTGACATGGATCTAAGAGCTCTTGGATCGGCGGCACTTGCAAGTGTTATCCCACCGATGTATCGATATCTCAATCCAAAAGATTCATTGGGTCGCTAGTTAAATCATGACACTACTTGAATGGGCGGCCTTGGGTGTTGCAATCATCGGCATACTCACGGCCGTGTATTCATCAATGCGATTTGTGATCAAATCCATCATGAAAGAATTGATGCCCAATAGCGGAAAATCCTTGCGTGACGATATCAATAGAATACAAGATCGCTTGGATACGCTTTACGATCTGCTCTTGAAGCAGTAGCATCCCCTTATGAGTCAGATGGCCATCATCGTGCCTTCGCGTGGCCGGCCGGACAACATCAAGGCACTCATTGAATCAATGCGCAAGACAATCACAAGCGATCAATTGTGGGTCGTATGTGATAGCGATGATCAAGAGCTTGCCGGGTATCAAGCTCTTGGCATTGAGAATCTTTTGATCTTTGATCGCATTCAAAAGGGCATGGCGCGACCCTTAAATTTAGCGGTCAGATACATTTTGAAGAATCATAGCATCGAGCATTTTGCCTTCTTAGGAGATGACCATCGGCCGAGAACGATTTATTGGGATCAAGACTTTCGCAAGGTATTAGATCAAGGCATCGGCGTGGTCTATGGCAATGACCTTTTCCAAAGCGAGAATTTACCGACCGCCGTGGGCATGCATGGCACAATTGTGCGAGAGCTTGACGGCATGGTGCCCGAAGGTCTTTTGCATTTGTATCTTGACAATTTTTGGAAGCAAATTGGAATTGATATTGGGGCATTGACTTACTTGCCCGAGACGATCATTGAGCACATGCATCCGCTCGCCGGCAAAGCGCAAGTGGATCAAGGTTATATCGATGTCAATGCGCCCGAAATTTATAGTGCAGACAAGATCGTCTTTGATGCATACATGGATTCGGATGAGTACCGGGATCTTGTAAGACGATTGATTTGAAGGTACTTATCACCGGATCATCCGGATTTGTAGGTCGAGCATTTATGCGCTCGCCGAGATTATCTCAAGTGGCACTCACTTGCATCGATATCAAAAATGGCGATGATGCGCGAGATTTCTTTCGGCAAGACAATACGCGATTCGACCTAGTGATTCACTTGGCGGCCGTAGTAGGTGGCCGCATGCTTATCGAAGGCTCACCGCTTGCGTTAGCCGTGGACTTGTCACTCGATGCGGAGATGGCTTCATGGGCAATTCGCACCGGCCAGACTCACATCATTTACTTTTCATCAAGTGCGGCCTACCCGATCAGCTTGCAGACCCTCGACCGCCGGCACTTGCTTCAAGAATCCGACATTGATCTTGACAAAATACAAAATCCGGATTTGACCTACGGGTGGGCAAAATTGACCGGGGAGATGTTGATGCAATATCTTCGCCGCGAAGGTGTCAGCGTGCTCACGCTTAGGCCATTCTCCGGATACGGCACCGATCAAGATCTTGACTACCCATTCCCAAGCTTCATACACCGAGCAATCAACCAAGCAGACCCTTTTCAAATATGGGGATCGGCCGAGACTTGCCGGGATTGGATTCATATCGATGACATCGTTGAAGCAAGTCTGGTCATGGCGAGCGCAAGGGTCAATGAGCCGGTCAATCTTTGCACCGGGATCGCTACAAGCTTCGGCCAATTGGCGGCGATCGTGGCCGGGATTATGGACTACAAGCCGGAGATCAGAGTCGAGCACGATATGCCCAAAGGCGTGGCCTTTCGGGTAGGCGATCCGACCAAAATGTCGGCTTTGTACCAGCCAAAGATCTCAATATTTGAAGGCGCGTGGCGTGCAATTCAAAGCTTGATTTGATAAACTTATGCTTGTCGCGCTCCTACCTAACACGCGGCAAAGGGAATAAAAATGTCAGCGATCAAAATGCCAAAAGTGTCACATGCAAGATGCGATCAATGCGGAAAAATTGCGGAATATTATTTCAACGAATATGGCGCAATTGAAGCTTGTGATTGGTGCTCGGCCGCTCCCATCAACTTAAGCAAAGTGATGGTCAGCAATGCTTGAAAATCAAAATGATTTGATTATCGTGATTATTGGATTGATACTTTTAGCAATGGGATATGTGGCCGGGCACTTGGCCGGATATCGCATCGGACACATGACCGGATTTCGCCGGGGCAGATCATCCGCACGCCATGCAAGTCAGGTGAGCAAATGAGCCGCAATGAAGTGCTTGAGCACGCTTTGGCATATACATCTCTTGGATGGTTCGTGCTCCCATTGACACCAAAAGACAAAACGCCATTTACAAGATTGGCACCGCGCGGATTCAAGTCCGCATCGGATGATCCAAGACAAGCTTTGGAATGGTTCGGCAAAAGGCCGGATCTCAATATCGGCATCGCTTGCGCTATGAGCGGCCTTGTCGTGTATGACATCGATTTTCGTAACGGCGGCACCAATGACGGCCTTGATCCAACTTTGATCATCAAGACCGGCAATGGATTCCATTACTACTATCAAGCTACCGATGGCTTTACTTATCCGGGCAAGCTTCGCGCCGGTGTGGACATCAAATTCAATGGCTATGTCGTAGCCGCACCATCAATACATCCATCCGGTGCAAAGTATGAGCGAGTCTCGGATCTATTGCCGCAAAGACTTGCATCATGAATCCGGAGCAAGCGCAAGCATTAAGAGCACCATTTGCAAATGATTTGATTGAGACTAGAACAATTGCCGGCCGATCAATTTCATACTTGAATCATGCAATCGTGACCGACCGGCTTATTCAAGTCGATCCGAATTGGTCATGGGAGCCCATGGGATCTAATCTTGACGGCACACCCGTGATCGATGGGGTTGGCGGTCTTTGGATTCGCTTGACAATATGTGAGAGCACACGCATCGGATATGGCGCATCGGATGCTCATCAAAAGGGTGCCGATGCAATCAAGAGCGCGATATCGGATGCGATCAAGAATGCCGCAATGCGCTTTGGTGTAGCTCTCGACCTTTGGGGAGTGGATGCAAGTGCGCTCGCCGAACCAATCAAGACACATGAACGCTTGACCATAGTGCCGGGAATTATGACCCCGGACAATGAGCCTTGGAACGATCCAATCGAAGATACCGATGATCTATTTCATCCCAAGTGCAAGCATGGATTGATGAACTACAAAAGCGGCACTTCAAGCACGGCAAAGAAGTGGGAAGGATACTTTTGCCCGATGGAAGATAGAAGCTTGCAATACGCGCCCGTTTAACGGCCTTTTGAGAAGTAATGGGATGAGAGGCCGAGACATAAATATTCGGGCTCTCAAGCCGTGTTTTGTAGCGGCACAAGGCACACGCGCTTGCGCCTTGAGTCT